TTGATTATTTTATTTTCTGAATTAATTAATACATAATAATTAAAACCTTTTCTGAAGGGGCATATAAATGCTTTAATAGGCTCTCCATTATCGTCTAAAACTGGAGAGCCGCGACTCATTTTAAAACCGTCTTTACCGCAAGCTAATAAACCGCCAAAGCTTCCATCTTTAGGGAATCCTTGGTCAGCTGCAAAATTAGACATAGCATCTTTTTCTGAAAAATTTTCTAAATAATCTTGAATTTGCGTAAGTTCATATTCAAATCCATCTAGTTCATCATCAAGAATTGTAGGCATCATTACTTTTCCTTTTGACTCTAGATTAAATTTGAGAAACAGAAACTCCATTACTCTATTTTTGTATTCAGGAAACATTCTTTTTACTGCCAAGCAGTAAATTAAGTCTTGCAGGTTATCTTCAAGATCTTTACCTTTAAAAACACTCTTGCTACTTTTAAAATCTCTGATTAAGGCTTTACTGGCGGATTTATAAAGAAATAATTTATCAATAAACCCTAAAACTTTATACCTTTTCCCATCTTCATTCACATCAAGCAAGAATTCTTTTTCAGAAATAGCTAAGTCGGGTTTTGCGAATGTGTCCCCAAAGAAATCAAAGTTTAAGCCAGCCATTGTCATATCACTAATAAGCTGAAGATTTTCTGCATCGTCAACATTCATTTTACGAGCATGATACATTACAAGCCTCTTGATTGATTCAACCTCAAAAATATCTTTTGCTATTAAAAGCCGATCATAAACTTTTTTGTGTCGCGGCTCACCAAGAATTTCAAAGATCAAGTGGCAGATCCAGCCTCTACTTGCTCCAGCATTGGTTGTGTCAGGAAGCTTGAGTACGTACTTTACCCAATATGTCCAACTGCATTTTTTTAATGTACTAATTCTACTGGCGGATAATCTAACATCACGTTTCATAATTTTATTTTTTTTGTTTTTTTGTATAAGCTTTCAGCTAATTTTTTATTAGATCTTAATTCGCTTGACCTTTTTAAAATATATTGTTGTTGTTTTGGTTGATCTATATTCGATAATTTAATTTGCCATTGTGATACTTCATCTATATTCATATCTCCGAAATCATTTTTTGTAGGCAAGCATATATATAATGAATTTTGATCAAAATAATCTAATAGTTTTAAGTAGTTTTTGACACAGGCATCTGCGCCTCTATTTTCCTCTTTGTCTGAGTCATTATTAAATGATAATATTATTTTTTTAGGAGCTAAAGAAACTAAAGCGCATATCATTTTAGGAGAAACAGAGAGTCCGAAAGTTACAAGGCAATTATATATGCCTGACTCGTGTAGAGATAATAAGTCTCCTATGCTTTCAACTAAAATAACTTCTTCTTTATTATCTATATGCTCTCTAGCCAGAGAGTCTTCGTCGTATAGAGGGTATATCCAGTTGTTTTTCTGACCCATGTGCTTCCATTTAGGCCTATTTGGGGTATCCTTAAGCATGTCCCTACCAGCTAAACCATGGATCATTCCGCTTTCATTGAAAACAGGAAATACAAATCGATTGTGCATCTTGCCTTCCGTGCAGAATCCTGACTTTAGTTTTTGTAAAATAGATTTAGATATACCTTTGTTTTCATAAAATTTATAATGAGGTAAAAATTTATCTATATCTGATTTAGGATATATTTCTTCTGACATAATTTTTTGAGTAGGTTTATATTGACGTTCGACGCTATCTAGATCAAGAGTGTCAATGTTTTTTAAGTACTTATTTATAATTTCCTTGTCATTAGTTTTTAATGTGGCCTGAACTAAAGTTTTGAAAGGCATAAAGGAGCTTCCTGAAACGTAATCTTTCCAGACTCCAGAGTTTTTATATATCTGGATAGCGGTCGAATTGTCTCCATTTCGAAAGATAGCATTAGTTTGCCAGTAAGAACCTCGGTCTACTAAATTATAGCCCAGCTCATTTAAAACAGATTTAATAGTATCAGGACTCATCATTAAGAAAATAAATCAGGCAACTCTGATTCTCCATCCATCACAGGGTCTCCTGTAGCCTCTAAATGTTCGACCAAATCTCTCAAGTCTCCTACTTCTGTTATGCCAAAATTATCAAAATTTAAATTGATATAATTTTTCTTTAATCTTCCGTCAGGCATTTTAACTGGCTCTAGCGCCCCAAAGACATCATCTCCTAGGTGTCTGGATTTTAAATTAATTAATTTATGCGTACCAAAACCCATGTCCGACTCTATCTCGTCAGTTGTTTTGGGCCTTAAGAAAAACATGTGAGAGCAAAACTGAGTAATTCTGTCAGATAATGATACCACGCTTTCATCCTCTACGACAGCGTCTGAGTTTCTATTTTGACTAATTCCCATTCGATTAGTTTGGACACTAGTAATCATCGGAATAACTGGTTTTCCATCGACAACAATATCTCGCTGTATGCATTTTTTAAAATCATTTACCATTTTACCTATTTGCTCCCATTCTTTCATGTTGGAGCCATTTTCCGAGTAAGAGGTCTTAATGTAGTCGAAGCTTAATATTAATGGATTGCCTCTGCCGATTTTGCCGTAGTAAAATCTTTTCACTAAACTGATCATTTCATTAACAGAAAGACCTCCAACGTTTTGATAATAAAATTGCAGACCTTTGACTTTAGGGAATACTGATCTGATCTTGTTGCATACTTCTTCTCCAGCAGTTCTCCATTTGCCTGTCTCACAAAGATGCAAAGGTACTCCGCTCAGCGCCGCGCACTGCCTCATCGTAAGTTCCTCAAAGCTCATTTCTCCATTATCAAAGTGTAGTACAGGCACATTATGCTCGGCTGATACTTTAGTGCAAAAGTCCATGCAAAATTGAGTCTTACCTACTCCAGACCTAGCTGTTATGACTGTGATATTTCCTGGCCTCAGAAGCGATCCATAAAGATCATGCAATTTCTTGTGTGGCCCTTTCATTCCAAAATCAGTTACAGGGTTATTTCCAAGCTCTTCAATCATAGACTCCATATTTTCATAAATATTTATAGGAGCATCTTGCCCAGAATCAAAAACATTGATAGTTTTGTTAAACACTGCGTCAGCTTCTCCCACTATCTCTGAATAAGATGATTCAGCTGGCATTCTTTTAACTGACGAAATTACTTCTTTAGCAGAATTACAAATCTCTCTTTTTACTGTCAGCTTCTTAAGTTCTTTACAAGAAGACATGACCTGATTTTTTGCAACTCTACGCATTGATAATGCTTGTACGTAATCAGATACATTTATATTATCTTCGAAACTAATTCCAATTGAATTAATTCTTTCTGCTATAATGACTGGGTCTATAGGTTCAGATGCATTTGCTAATTGTTTTATGATTTTAAATATAGTTTTATGTACTATAGAATCTTCATCATAAAAGTCTTTTTCATCTATAAAATATTCGATGTCGTGGAATATATCTGGATACCTTATTAATCCAGCCAATACATGTTGTTCTAGTTCGTTTGACGATATCATATTTAAATGATATCAATAAACTGTTTAAAAGTCAAGATTAATCTTCTGATGGAGGTGGCATATCTTCTTGCGATTCCATTTGAATAAGGAATTGCTCGATAGCCTTAATTAAGCCCATATGCACTATTTGGTTTGGGGCTTTAGAATGTATTATTGGTTCTCCTTCGCTGTTTACATAAGCCAAAAGAAAACCTTTGGAGGACTCTTCTACGCCTCCAGAAAGCTCATATATTTTTTCAAATATTTCGTCAGGCATATCAAAACGCCCTAAATTGTTTGGATCGAAATCTCTCATAAAAAGCTTTACACTATAAATCTATATTATACTTTTTAAATAAATCTTTAGATACAAGATCATCTGTAAATATTTCCACTAGAATAATGTCATTTATTTTACAAAAATTTTCCTTATCTTTATCTTTCCTTAATTGATGTAAGTAATTGCCTTTTGTTTGATGAAAATAAGGCACATATTTAATATGCTGATCTCCTTGAACCTCTACTGCAATTTTTTTATTTACATTAAAGAAATCAATTGAAAGCCTGCTTCCAGGAATAGGAAACTCTTCGAGCACCACGTCGTAACGCCAAA